TGGAAATTCAAGCACCTTATGCTAAAACTTGTCCTGATTATCGTGTTAACTTTTTAAATTATTATTATGTTCTTTTTAAGTTTTGTGAGCTTCTTGAAGAAACACAATATTTACATGATATTCCATTATTAAAAGATCGCGAAAAACTTATTGAACAAGATGAGACTTGGAAGAAAATGTGTGTTGAATTAGATTGGGAATTTATTCCTACTGTTTAATATTCTCTTAAACCTAGTCTTACATATGTGTCATAGTTGTTTTTATTTTCTTCTAAAGGCATTGATAATGATGTTGTAAATCCATCTCCACCACGTTGTCTTCTCTTTCTATGTTTACGTGTTTTCTTTGATTTTTTTGTTTTTCTTTTGTTAGTTGTTCTTCTTTTATACCTACGTTTACCTCCATCCATATCCGAATTGTCAGTGTCTTCGTCAGTGTAATCACCTTCATCTCTTAATCTTTCCATAATTTCTTGTGGTGTTTGAGGATGAGGATAAAATTCATTTCCTGGGATACCATTAACAGAATTAATAAAAAACTCTATTTGCATATTCTTATGACGACCAAAAATATAATTAATATCATTTTCAGTAAATCCTAAATCTCTTAATGTTTGTTTATCAGTATTAATCAATCCACCTTTCTGAATCCTTTTTCTACTATATCTTTTATGCTTTGCCATAATATATTATAATACTATTAAAATATATTATTCGTCTAAATAATTAATTTAAAGACCACCAGGGAAACCAACAAGGTTAGCACCAATACCAAAACCGGCTCCAGAACGAGCTGTTACACCCATGGAAGGAATGTAAGTATCTAAAATAGCAAAAGTAGCAGCAGCAGTTAACGCAATCAATGCAATTTCCTCAAGGTTCAATGAACGTTTTGGAATAGCGAAAGCAGCAATAGCGACCATTAAACCTTCAATCAAATACTTAATAATGCGCTTAATAAGTTCGGTAACATCAAACATACCCATCTTTATATAAAATAAAAAGAAAAAAATAATAAATAATAATTTGTAAAATTAAAACTTAAAACTAAGTATTTACTAAATATTATAATGAGTAAAAATAACGCCGCAAAAAAGGGGTTTGAGAGAAAGCAAAAGAAGGATGGGTCACCTAATCCTAAATATGTTGATTTATTAGAAGTTGACAAGCCAATCGCTGGACAATCTTTTGGATGTTTTTCATTTATTTCTCCTGAAAAGATCCTAAAACAACGTGAAATGTTTTATTTTGAAGAATTTTTAAAGCAATGGGAAATGAATAAATCTATGGAAAAGTTTCATCAATTTTTGAATTTTGTTTCATTTAAGTACAAGTTACAATTTGAAGAAGTTATTAAAGATTTTGAAGTATTTGTTAAAGAAGAACGTGAAACTATCATTGGATCTTCAATTGAGGATGATTACAAGACTTTCCTAGATCGTGACGAAGATGAATTAGAAAAGAAATTTAATGTAAAGCATAATTTTCAAACATCCGTTAGAGGGTTTAAGTCTAGAGGAAACTTTGCTTCTCAAGAAGAGGCTGAATTACGTGCTAAACTTCTAAGAGAAACTGATCCATCTTTTGATGTTTTTGTTGGCCCTGTTGGCACTTGGCTACCTTGGGAACCTGAAGCATACAAGACGGGTCGTGTTGAATATATGGAAGAGGAATTGAATCAACTTGCTCATGAAAAGAAGAAGAACGAAGAAATTGCTAAAAACGCTTTTGAACAACGTGTCAAGGAAACTAAACAAAAGGCAATTGATGAAAACAAGAAAAATGCTGAGAAGCATGGTAATGTTCTTACTCAAGATATTGATGAGGAAGGTAATCTTGTTGGTGTTGGACAAACTACTACTGAGCAAACATTTAACACTAAAGAACCTGAAGCCATTTCTGTTGCTGATATTAGAAGCGAGTTATTTGATGGAGAAAATGTTGTTGTTGGCAAGACTGATTATGGTCAGAGTCAATTAAAATCTGGTCCATTTGCTAAGAAAACTGATTAAATTAAATAATAATAATTATAACATAATTTATTATTTAATATCATAGTATTATATGATTTATAAAAAACCACCATCAGCACATGCTGTAACTATAGAAAGACAACCTGCAATTCCAGAATTTTATAATAACAGAAATGATCCTAATACAATACAAGCTGAAATTGAAGAAGAAGACATTCCCGAAGCAATTCCATTTATTCCTGAAACTGAATTTATTACTGAAACTAAACGGACACCTTCATTATTTAGCCCGTTTGGTTACACTAACAAAGATATTGATATTAATATGTCTCTATTTAAAAATACCTGTTTAAAAGATATTGTTTTAACCGATACTGAAATTGGAATTCTTAATTATGAACTTAAAAGAATAAACAAAAACAACCGTAAACAATTTATAAAAAATAATATGCCATATTATTGTGATATACGAAATTTAATATTATCACAAATGCCTGATTTTTCTGAAAAATATCCATCCCTTTTCTCAAAAGTTTTATCAAAATGTTTAGAAACCCCTCGTGATCAATCATTTATTAATACAATTGTTAGCTTAGTAACGGAAAGAAATTTCAAAGAACTTAATAAACGTGAACTATTTACTATGTCTCATCAAGGTTCAGTAAGCCTATCATTAAAATTAGATAAATATAAATTAACGCCAACTTTGCTTCCTAAAAATAAAAATATTGGAGGAACAAAACGTAAAAGAAAAACCAAGACAAACAAACGTAAAAATAAAAAATGTAAAACACGTAAAAATAAACCCAAATTTTATTAAATATATTATTTAAAATATTCAATAAATTTTACTAAAATATATTATAATACTCTGGCTTTTTCTTTTCTTCTTCTAATCCACGTAAATTAATTTCCAATCTTTGTATTTCTTTTATCGCAGGAAATACACAAAAAAATGGAAATACATATGCTACCATTCCTAATGCTCCACATCCAATTTTATTTGTATAAAAATCCTCAGGTTTTTCATATATTTTAGGTTGTTTCAAATATTTTTGCATCTTTTCATCATGATGGAAATTATAATATTGGACTCCACGATAAAAGCCTAATAGTCCCCAACTTCCATATAATATTTTTGGTAATCTTTCATACATCTTAATACATATTATTGTAACTATATTTAAATCGTTTTTTAATTACCATTTACTCTTTTTAACGGCAATCTTTGGTCCCTGACCCCGTTTTTTTACATTTGATGGATCATATTGCTCTCCATCTTCATCATCATCATTAAGTTGTTTAGATAAGTCCCAGAATTCTTTTGAACCAAGACGGAAATCATTATGTGGATCTGCTTTATACCAAAATACTTGGTCTTGTAATTTGTTTGATTTTGCATTATTATTAATAACTAAGCATTCAAAATTTTCAGTACATTGATCCATAACTTGACAAAATGATTCAAGTGTTGGAAACATACCAGCGTAATTCTCATAAATACGCTTTCTATTTGCAATATATGGTTCTCTCAAAATAAAAACATAATCTATGTTAGTTCTTAATGTTGGAGGAATACCTAAAGGATATTGCATTGTTATTAATAACATGACTTTCCAGTGACGACCATTCATAAATAGTAATCTCATCATTTTATCACGTGCCCATGTATTATCATATAAACAATCATCTAAAATAACAAATGTTCTAGGATCAATTGTACTGCGTTTAAAAGTTTCCATCTCTTTTTTTATTTGTTTTAATACACCTCTCTGACGTTTCAAAATATTTTCAATAATTGCTGTATTATATTCATTATGAATAAATAATTTTGGAACCATTTTACCATAAAATCCATTTCCTTCTTCTGTTCCAGAAATAACGGTACCAATTGGAATATCCTGATGATAATACAATAGATCTCTTACTAAGAAAGATTTACCAGTATCACGTCTTCCTATTAATACAATAACTGGACCCTTAGATTCATTTGGCTTAAAGCTTATACTTTTCATATCAAAACGTTTTAACTCTAAATTCATATAATTATATTAGACATATAAAAATAAATTATCTTAACGAATTGTCAAATATTTTAAATATTAAGGATTCTTTAGAGTTTATAAAAATAATGAGTTAAATACTATTTTAATTAATATTTTTATTAGCTAATGACTATATCTGTTAATTACCAGAAGAGAAAGAATATTAATCTTTTTAACAAGTTTCAAACTAACAAGAGAATTAATTTGACTAATGTTCAAAACTATATACCTATCTATGATAGATTTTTTTCACTAAATAATACTAATTGGAATTCTATTAATCTAAATCATCAATGGGCTATATCTGACATTAAAGATTCAAAAGACAAAGACGATGATCATGAACATATTTTTAATTGTAAAC